TTAATCTAAAAATGAATATGCTTGTTCTAATCCATTTTGATCACCGTGATCACGCATATATTCTATATTGTTTTCTTCAATACCATCAGGGTTACCTCTCACATAACCACCTACTTCCGTTCCATCACTGCGCGTATATCCTTCTACTGAATGGTAACCAGAATTTGAGGAAGAATAGTGATATGACTCATCAGAGTAAGACTCATCATCCTCATATTCAACAACTTCGTCATAGTCTTCTTCATAATAGTCATCCTCTACATATTCAATCTGTTCCTTCTTCTCAGTAATATCAACTTTGATATCATTTGCTTGTAAATTTTTATCCTCTTTTAATTCTTTCAACTTGTCTTCTATCCATACAATTAATGGCTTTTTAAAATTATCAACACTTACATCTGACCATTTATTGTTTTTATTGTATAGAAATGAGAAGAAAAATAAAAAATAGAATAAATATATTGATAAAAAAATAATAAGTAAAAAAATCTTTAACCAATATATTTTATTATATCTAAATGCTAAGAAGTAATAACAGATAAGACATGATGCCAGCAAAATTGCACTAAAAAAATTAAATAAGCTCAGTGTAAGACCATCCAAAAATACAAAAAATGGTAGAAAAATAAGAGTAACTAAAATATAGAAATCGTTATTATATGTACTACTATTTCCGTCAGAGAGCATAAGTTCTTCTAGCATTATCAAGGACAACACAAGATATTGTTTTTAAAAAATTTAATCAATGCTATTGGATGATTTATTATCGTGTTTGACGATAAATTTTCACAACCTAGCCACCCCACTCCCAGTGGTGATTTTTCTTTTATCAATTTCCGCTTATAATTCACTCACCAATAACAATAAAACTATAACTATGAAGCACATCACACTTACCACCCTACTCTTATCTTTGACTTTGTCCGGCTGTCAGAAGCAACCAGATGAAGATGTAGATCCAATTGCCACCACTACAGCTTTTGAGAACTCAGATAATATTCTTAGCAAATATCTGGAAAAGTTAGATTCAGAGTTCACCACTCAAGATGTACGGGTAAAAATCTTATGCAGAGACTACCCACGTGAGTATGAAAAGAACTATATGCCCAACTTGTTGAAGCTATCACCCGGTGAATACTCTGAAGTCGCACTTCTGGCTGATATGGATTTAGTTTTGGATCACTACAAAGAGAAAGATGCTATTCAGTGCTAAAGCTTTCTTACTTCTGAAATATTAAATCTTTATATTGGACTTAAGACCTCTCATGACCGGGTCTGTAATAACAAAGTAAAGCATCACTAACCCGCTATCCGCGGGTTTTTCTTTATGTAAGGTAAGTGTAACCTTGTCTTTAAATGTTACATTATAACAATTAGTATAATGATACCTATGATTCATAAATAGAAAGGTAAGTCTCAATGAAATATCTGTTAGGCGCAGCATTGTTAGGATTAGCGATTACTGGCTGTACTTCAAATCAAAAAAACGAAGTAGTGCAAGAAAAAGTTGTGAGCAATACTGCAACTGAAACTCAGGTAATTAACTTTACTGGTCCAATGGATCTTACAGTTGAATTGAAATCTTCGGATAATTTTGAAACTGCAGAAATGACAGATAATTCTGGCAAGGTTTATCACCTTAAGCGAGCTATTTCAGGAAGTGGTATGCGTTTAGCCAATAATGATGGTGTTTCAATTCACTTCAAAGCTGGTGAAGGTATTGTAGAGTTTATGAAAGACAAACCTATCAGTATTACTGAATACAAAAAATAAGATTATTGTTGTAGGACAACCCATCCCTGTGATGGGTTTTCTTTTGTCTATTAAAGCATAAGTTAAAGCAAAGTTTATAAATATAATTAAAGTATGCTTTACATAACTCATTTATTAAAGTATGCTTTAATTATTAAGTAAAAAGAAGCCCCAGCGTTGCTGTAACAACCTGGAGCGTGACCCATCACCCTACTGAGTGAAATTATTATGAACACAAAATTAACTCCACACAATAGCTTCAAGGTAACTCTGTTTACCGCTGCCTTAACTGTAAGCGCCTTGGCATTTGCTCATCTTGCTGACTTTGGTACTGACCAGGTAGCACCAGCTCAAAATATTCAATCTGAATATGGAATCGTCTCTTTAAAGATGCTCGACGATGTACACGGTGAAGCTGTCGTAAATCTGGATGGTTTCCGTTTGGAAATCACTTCATTTGAAGTTGAAGCACACCCGGATGATTACGGTGTACCAGGTTCCGAATTCACAAATATAGAAGTCGTTGAACTAGGTGAAATCAAGGTGTTCGATGCTAATGGCAATCCATATAACGACTTCACTGATCATCAAGATCACCGCGAAATCAATTCAATGATCGCCGGCTACATCATGAAGCACCGTCTGGTGGAGGTTCAGTCATGATTTTAAATTCTGCTGATCAAATCTTTGAGGCGCTTTTGAATGGTCAATCGGTCTACTGGTGTGAATGCGGCTCTGATGACTGGTCTCCTCTAAATGATCGAACTCAAATTAATTTTGTAGACCTTTATACCGGCTTCCTGCAATTCAAAGCAGATGAGCTACCTGTAGTGCCAATGCCGATTGAGTTCAACTCAACTCATCGTTACTTCTCTGAATACATCAAGACCTTTGAGGGACTTGAAATCTATCGAGTGGGTAAAACCCGGGCGAGCTATTTTGCCCTACGTGTCAAAAGCTCAGGAACTATTGCTGACTATTTCTGCAACACAACTATCTATTCCATTCAGCCGGACGGCTCATTGAGGAAGATGGATAAATCCCTTACTCCGAAATGGATTTTAGATGGACTGGAAAATGCGCGTGTTGCTATGCGCAAAAACAAGCGTCATCAAGTTTTAGAAAGTACCGGCTTCTTTGCATCGGAAGACTATAAGAACTTTAAGCGTAATAACCGTCCTGCAGGAGCACGTTGAGATGGCGATTAATATTATTCCAGCGAATCAAGCGCTGCTAGTTCAGGCAATTATTGTTTACCTGTATGCAGATCCAGGCTTGGGTAAAACCTCTATCGGCTTTACTGGTGATAAGGCTATTTCATTCGACTTTGACAAGGGTTCCCACCGTACTGGTGAGCTTCGTCGCGGTGCTGTAGTTCAGGCTCACCAGTGGTCTGATGTTGCAAACCTAACAATGGCCGATCTTGAACCGTATAACACCATTGTGATTGATACCGTCGGTGCAATGCTTGAAAGCATCAAAACCCATTTAATGCTCAATGCGACCAATAAACAGAAAGATGGATCGTTAAAGCTTAAAGCCCAGGGTTTGGCCAACAACATCTTTAAACAGTATGTGAACACTCTGATCGCATCTGGAAAGGATGTGGTGTTTATTGCTCACGCTTCTGAAGATCAAAGCGGTGACCAGGTAATTTATCGTCCTGATCTGGGTGGTAAAAACCGAAATGAGCTTTATCGCATTGCTGACATCATGGGCTATTTGACCACAGTCACTACTGGTGAAGGTAAAAATGCCCGGGTAATTAGCTTTAGACCATGCCCCACTCACCATGCCAAAAATGCAGGTGGTTTAGGTGGTGAAACTGGTGAGGTATGGGTGCCGGATCTAAAGACCAGCCCTACATTTCTGGCCGATCTTATCAAACAGGCTAAGGACCATATCAATACCCTGACACCAGATCAATTGGCCGCAATCAAGGCTCAAGAAGATCTAGAAAACTGGGTACAAAGCTGTGGTGAGGCCCAGTATGCGAGTGATCTAAATCAGCTCACTCAGTCCCTTGAAGACACTCATCTGTATTACAAGAATATGCGTGCCGAGCTGGTTCGTCGTGCTCTGGAAATGAAGTGCATATTCGATAGACAGCGCAATGCATGGACAGATCCACCAGAGTTCAATGGCATTTCTGATGAGCAGCTGGCCGATCTGCAGGATTTCATCGATACCTGTGGCCTTGATGCAAAAACAGTATGTGAACACTTAGGGCTTGATGCTCTCAACCAAATAGAAGCTTCTAAAATTTGAAGCTGTAAAAAAATGAAATAGAACAAGTAGCGAAGGGAGCAATGACAGCATGAAAATTTTAAATAGCAAAGAAGCTTTTGAAGCAATGATGGCTGGCCGCAATATCATGTGCCGTGCTGCTGATGAGTTAATGGATTTTGATGATCTGTCTCAATTCCCGGCTACGATTTTCGCTATGCCAGGCTATGAGTTCTGCATCAAGATTGAAACCATGGAACTGGCTGGTATTACATTTACCAAGCCTTTGACTCTTGATGATATTCGTGAAGGTCAAGATATCTATGTCATCAACACATATGGTTCATCTATCTATGTTGTTGAGTTCGGCAAGATGACCTGTACAGCACTCATAGAATCCATCAATAATGGATTTGTACAATATGATGCTGAAAATGCAAAGCTTCAATTACAAGCAATATCTAAGGTTTTAGGCCGTGAATTAAGTGGTGATTGCCTGGTTGTACGACTTGGCGGTGAGGAAAAGCCTGAAAAGAAACGTCGTAGTCGAAAAGCCAAGGAAGATACTGAGCAGCCTGGCATTCCAGCTGGCCCAGGTGATGCTGTACCAGATATTGAAAAACAGCCTGAGCCAGAGATAGTTCAACTTGTTGAGGTCGTAGAGCAAGAATCCACAGTTAATACTGAAGCTCCAGTTGCAGAAACTGAAGAGGATTCAATTGAAACCGACCCGGTAAAGCTTGTTGAAAAGTTTACAGCTCAAATTGCCCAGTTTACTAAGGCCGATGACGTTCTTTCATTCCGTCACGTATTTCTGGCCAATGGACACTTAGATCAAAAATATCAACAGCACTTATGCAAGCTTACCGAAGATAAATTGCTTGAGCTGGATCCTGAACAATACACGCCTAAGGCTGAACCTGAACCAATCGCAGAAGAAGTCATTGAAGTCGCGCAACCAAGTTTGATTGATCAAATTGAAAACACTGCACGCAAACAAGCAGCAGTGGAAAGTGCTGAGCATGGTAGTGCCTCTATCGATCTGTTCTACAAAAAGAAGAAGCAGGTTTTGATCAATCGAATCTATGACATGGATTCAGTTGAAACTTTAGAACGACTGGCACCAGCAATACCTGCAGCTAAATTACTTCCAGCTGATCATCAGGAACTACTTAGCCTGTATGCACAGCGCAAAGATGCCTTGATTCAAGCTGCTGAAACTGGGGAGGCTTCATGAGTTACTCCTACTCATCTACGACCCGAGTACTGCTTGTGCAGTACAAGGGTCGGATCCGGACCTACCGCAATATCAACCTATTCGGTATTGATGATTGCCTACAGGATTTTGCAAGCAACTGGGGGTACAGATGATCTTCAGAATTAAAAAGAAACATCAAGTGGGCTTTAAGTTGTGGCTTGAAAAGCTGGGTTATTCAAAGAAAGAGCTTGCAGATGGCAGTTCTACATTTACCGGAAAAGGTACACGTAAAACTTTGAGCTATGTGTTTTTAAAAAGTGATTTAACAGGTAATGCAGCATGTCAGGTGTTATTTCATGAATATGAAGAACATCTGGATAACCCTGATTATTTAGATGTGAAGGTGGTGTGATGGATATTCAGAAAGAAAAAGAAGCGTTTCTTAATGTTTATGTGAATTACAAAGGTGATTCTCGAAAAATCCAATTCAATGAAGAAACAGAACAGTTTATGTGGCGCAAAAACAATGTTAGCGACACAGAGGTCGAGTATGTTCACCTTATGAACCAGCGGTGGTACGCGTGGTTGGCTTGTGCAAAAAGTAAAGCCCAAGCGGTGCCTGAAGGGTTTGTTTTAGTACCAAAAGAACCAACTGAAGCAATGATCCAAAGAGGCACTAAAGCTAATTCTGAATGCCTTAATGAAAATGCACCACTGGGAGAGAGACTATTCCGACACCCTGCTCTTCAAGTTTACCAAGCTATGGTAAATGGATCGGGAGAATAAAATTGATTGATATTCAAAAACCATGTGAGCCTTGTGAAGATAGCCATATCGATAAGCAAGTAAACCTGATGGATCAATTCATTGAAAGCGGTGAATTTGATAAAACTCTAAATGATTTTTTTGGGTTGCCGGAATCAGTAGTTCAAAGCTTAAAGGAGGTGTCTTAGATGGGAACTGAAGCTGAGCACAATTTACTCCAAGCCATTTTTGATGAAATGCAGGAGCTTAAAAGAGCAATGGCAAATCAGGATGAGCGCCGAGTGAGTATCAAGGAATTTGCCAAGCGCATGAACATGAGCGAACCAACTTTATATGACAGGATCAAAAAAGGAGAAATTGACCAGCCAAGCAAAGATGGTCCACGAAGTTACTACCTAAATAGTTATGTGAACGAAGTTGTCACAAGGCATTCAAAAACTGGTAAAGTAGCCGCTTGATTGAGCGGCTTTTTAATGCCTGCAAAATCAGTCACTTTTCTAAAAGTGAGTAACATAGTGAGTAACGATTAGAAATAAAGATGCTCATTTTCACAATTTTCAAGAGGTTACGTGCGATATGCTTCTCATGATCGACAACTATGACTCCTTTACTTATAACATCGTCCAATATTTTGGCGAACTGAATCAAGAAGTAAAAGTAGTCCGTAATGATGCCGTGACATTGGAAGATATAGAGCGATGGCAACCCAAGTATTTAGTGATTGGCCCCGGCCCATGCTCGCCAAGTGAGGCAGGGATTTCTATTCCTGCGATTCAGCATTTTGCTGGAAAAATTCCTTTACTGGGCGTTTGTCTTGGTCATCAAAGTATTGGTCAGGCATTTGGCGGTGATATCGTGCGTGCCAAACGTGTCATGCATGGCCGTCTGTCTGATATGTACCACAGTGATACCGGGATTTTCAGCAATCTCCCTTCTCCATTTCCTGCAACGCGCTATCATTCACTGGTGATTGATCAAGCCACCTTGCCCGAATGTCTGGAAGTGACCTGCTGGACCAATGAAGCTGACGGCTCTATGGAAGAAATTATGGGTGTGAAACATAAGACATTGCCGGTCGAAGGCGTGCAGTTCCATCCCGAATCGATTCTGAGCCAGCATGGTCATCAAATCTTTAAAAACTTTCTCGAAATTTATGCCTAAGAACACCTTATGAATATTCAACAAGCTTTAAGCAATATTACTAAAAACATTCACCTGACTCAGGATCAAATGCAAGACGTGATGCGTGCCATCATGTCAGGTGAAACGACCGATGCCCAGATTGGTGCCCTGCTGATGGGCTTACGTCTTAAAGGCGAAAGCATTGATGAGATTACCGCAGCTGCACGTGTCATGCGTGAACTTGCCACTAAAATTGATGTCAGTGACATTCCTTATCTGGTCGATATCGTCGGCACAGGCGGTGACGGTCAAAACCTGTTTAACGTTTCTACTGCCTCTGCATTCGTGATCGCAGCAGCGGGTGCAACCATTGCCAAACATGGTAACCGCGGCGTTTCGACCAAATCAGGTTCGTCAGATTTGCTGGAACAGGCCGGGATTAATCTGGACCTGAATATGCAGCAGACTGAACGCTGTATCCGTGATGTCGGTGTCGGCTTCCTGTTTGCACCGAATCATCATCAAGCCATGAAATATGCAATCGGCCCACGTAAAGAATTGGGGATTCGCAGCATTTTCAACCTGCTCGGTCCTTTAACCAATCCGGCTGGCGTACAACGTCTGGTCATTGGCGTATTTTCCAATGAACTCTGCCGTCCAATTGCCGAAGTTATGAAACAGCTCGGTGCTGAACATGTGATGGTAGTACATTCACGTGATGGTCTGGATGAAATCAGTATAGCCTCTTCAACTCATGTTGCTGAACTGAAAAATGGCGAAGTCACCGAATGGGAAATTATTCCTGAATCGGTCGATATTGAATCGCAAACTCTGACCGGACTGATTGTGGAAGATTCTGCGCAAAGTCTGGCTTTAATCAAAGATGCACTGGGCAAGAAAAAATCAGACATCGGCGATAAAGCCGCCAATATGATCGCGCTGAATGCCGGCGCAGGTATTTATGTCTCCGGTTTGACCAGCAGCTATAAGCAAGGTGTTGCGCTGGCACATGACATTATCTATGGCGGTCAGGCACTTGAGAAAATGAGTGTACTGTCTGAATTTACCAAAACTATTAAACATTACGAAGCTTAATTCGGTCAGGGATTTTGATCATGGTGGATATCGCAAATACAATTTTAGGCAAAATTGTTGACCGTAAAAAAGAAGAATTTGCCCTACGTTTAAAGCAGAAAAGCTATAAAGATCTGGAAGAACTGGCACAAGGTGCATCACCTGTGCGTGGTTTTGCCCGGTCTTTAGTGTCGAAACGTCCGGGTGTCATTGCTGAAATTAAGAAAGCTTCGCCATCTAAGGGCATTATTCGCGAGAACTTTAACCCTGCGGAAATTGCAGCACAGTATCAGGAGGCAGGCGCAGCCTGTTTATCGGTGCTGACCGATGTAGACTTTTTCCAAGGACATGATGACAATATTCAGATTGCCCGTTCACATTGCGACCTGCCTGCACTGCGCAAAGACTTTCTGATCGATCCTTATGGGGTCATCGAAGCACGTGCCCTGCATGCAGACTGTATCTTGCTAATTGTGGCTTGCCTGTCTGACCAGCAGTTAGAAGAAATGTCCAAAACTGCATTTGAACATCATCTGGATGTACTGGTTGAAGTTCACGATGAAGAAGAACTATCCCGTGCTTTAAAGCTTTCAGATCGTTGTTTGCTCGGCGTGAATAACCGTAATTTAAAAACCTTTGATGTGGATTTGAACACCTCGATTCGTTTGAAAAAATTACTGGATCCTTCACGCTTGCTGGTGACTGAAAGCGGTATTGCAACCCCTTCCGATGTCGCCATGATGCAGGAACATGATATTCACGCCTTCTTGGTCGGCGAAAGCTTTATGAAACAGCCACGTCCGGATCATGCTTTCCGTGATCTGTTTGGTGAGCCTGAAGCAGTTTAA